ATACTCACCGTCAGCCAAAGAAGTAAGGAGCAAGGTGAGGAGTGTCATTTTGAGAAACTTGAGGAAGGACGGTTTATTGTCTATAGAACAAGAGACAAAAAAGTAATGAAAAACATTAACTACTACAGACCGGATTTACATCAGTTCTTTAGTGATGAGGAATTACAAAGGTTTTATGAGGTTGAAACAATAATCTAATGGAAATATTTATAGGTATTGCAATGGGTATGGCTTTAATGTATGCTATAATGGATTTATTCCATGACATATTTAAACGTGAAAAAGATATTTAATGTATAAAAAATGTTACGCAACTAAAATAAAGGAAAATAAATACAAAATCCATTTGTGGGATGAAGGAGGATATGATGAAATTGAATGGTGGAATACTGCATATAAAGAAGACCCTAATGGTAAATTAGTTGGTTTAAAGGGTGAAACACTAACCAAAACAAACCAATGGTACAGAAGTGATCCAGATTTACATTTTCATGATATAAAACCACACCAAAAATTTCTAATAGAAAAATATGGGGTAAATGATGAGCCTTCTACTGGACATAAAGAATTATTTTTTGATATTGAGTGTGAAATAGGAGGTGCATTAACAAAAGAATATATCGAAAGTGCACCAATGCCTATTACTTCTATAGCTTGGTGGGATAAAACCGAAGACCATTGGGCGATATTAGTTTTAGATAAAAAAAATGTATTATCTCACACTAAAACAGGTGAAAATAAAAACAAAGAAATCATACCTGTAAAAACCGAAAAAGAATTACTAGGTAAGTTTATAGAATGTTTTAGAGATATTAATCCTGATATTTTAATAGGTTATAATAGTGATTATTTTGATATTCCTTATTTATATTATAGAATTTGTAATGTATTAGGGGAAGAATTTGCTAGTTATTTATCTCCTATAGGTAAGGTTAAAACCGAGAAAAAATCCTGGTTTAAAACAAAAGAAGGTAAATGGATATCAGCTTGGGCTAAAAGAGACCAATTTGTAGACATTGTTGGGGTTGAATCTTTAGATTATATTCGTTTACATAAAAAGTATAGTTGGAAAGATGAACCTAGTTATAAATTAGATGCTATTGGAGAAAAATATGCGGGTGTAAATAAAATTGAATATGAAGGTAATTTAGATAGATTATTTGAAACTGATATTCATAAGTTTATTGAATATAACTTTATGGATGTTAAGATATTAAAGTTATTAGATGAAAAACTCCAATATATTGCTTTAACTAAAAACATTTCACATAAAGGTAAACATAATTACAGCGAAGTATATTCTAATAGTGTTACTCAAGATGGAGCCATATCTGCTTATTTGTTATCTCAAAACATAATTCCACCTTATAGACCATCTGGTAAAAAAGATTTAGATTCAACTTATGCTGGAGGTTATTTATTTTGTCCTAAAGCGGGATTATACAAGTATATGTTTGATGAGGATTTAACATCGCTGTATCCATGTATAATTATGTCTATTAACATAGGCCGAGAAACTTTGGTGGGACATATCGTAACATCAGATGACCGTAATAATCGCTTGGGCCTTAACGACTTAAAAGAACGCGATCCTGAGGAAGAATTATTAGTTGAAAATTCAAAAGGTAGACAAACATATGTTAGTACTGAAAAATTAATATCAATGATTGAACAGGACAACTTAGCTGTATCAGCTAATGGGTGTTTCTTTACTCAAGACAAAGAATCGGTATTAGCAACAGTTTTAAATATTTGGTTTGATGAAAGGGTTATATATAAAAATAAAATGAAGAAAGCATTTAAAGAAGGTAACAAAACAGAAGGGGAACATTACCATCTAATGCAATATACAATGAAGATTTTACTTAACTCCTTATATGGAGCTACTGCTTTGCCTACCTTTAGGTATGGTTTACCTAAATACATGATTAGTAGAGCTATTACATTATCAGGGCATAGAATTATTCAAGAAAGTGCATTATGTGCTAACAGGCATATGAATAAAGTATTACGTAACGAGATTAAACTAGAAATATGACATTAAAAAAACAATCTATTAGAAGCAACCAGACAGTTACAGAGGTTATTGGTAATGAAGAAAAACCCCTTACTAAAGAAGAACTGATAACTAGAAGTGAAGAATGGAATGACGTTCAAACCAACTTCTTTAAAAAAATGCTTAAACAAGGAGGTAACTTTAAAGTTGCTGGGGTTAAGTATAAAGTAGAAGTAAAAGAAAGAAACGATGTTAATTCTAAAGGAGAAAAACCAGTAAAAGTCCCACCATTACCAGGAGAAAGAACATTTTAATATGAATATACTAGAAACACTTTTAATACTACTCTGTTTACCTTTGTCATTTCTATTTCATTTAATAGTTTATGAAAATCACTGGGAACAGAAACCTTTAACTAGAATCTTATTAGGTCTAACTGTATTAGCTGTACCATTTTTAATAATTATAGCATGAAAATAGAAATTTCACACGGAGAATTATTAGATAGAGTATCAATTTTAGAAATAAAAAAACTAAATATGGTAAATCCCGATAATCTAGCTAATGTTGAAGTTGAATTTTTAAAATTAAATCAGGGTGTTATAGATTTATTTACAAAAAATGGTAAAGAAATTAAAGTATTATATTTGGAGTTGGCTAAAGTAAATCGTATATTATGGGATCTCGAAAATAAAGTTAGAGATAAAAGCATAAGTGATAAAGAATTTAGAAAATCATCAAGAATGATATTTACATATAATGAAGTTAGAAGTCAATTAAAGAATGACATTAACATTATATCGGGATCAAATTTTAAAGACGTAAAAGAATATAGATGAAGCACTTACAAGATACTCCATGGTGGATTTGCGATGAGAAAGATACAAATCTTTGTGCCTATGTAGACACAGATTCGAATTATTTTAATGCCGAACCTCTGTTAATGCATCTATATCCTAATTTTGAAGAATTTACAGATAAGGAAAAGGATAATATTCTAGAAAAGGTAGCATTAAAGTACCAAGATGTTATTAATGAAGATTATAATAGACTAGCACGTGAAGCATTTAATGTTAAAACACATAGATTAGAAATGAAAACTGAATGTGTTATACGTTCAGCTTATTTTAGAGCAACTAGACGTTATGCTCAATGGATTACAAAACAAGAAGGAGTTGATAAAGAAACACTAGACATTAAAGGTTTAGAGTTTATGAAAGCTAATTTCCCGCCTATTTTAGGGGAGTTTTTTAATGATATTTTACAACAAGTTTTAAAGGGTGAGCAGAAAGACAGTATCCTTGAGCAAGTTAAAGTATTTAAAGAAAAAATATTAGATGGTACAATCCCACTAACTAAATTAGGTAATCCAACTAGAATTAATAAAATAGATAAATATCAAGGTAGAAATACTAGAGCAGGAGAAATATTTACTGAGATTCTTAAACCATTAAGTAAAAAGAAAGAAGGTAAAGCTCAAAGGCAATTAGGAGCACCTGCACCTGTTAAAGCAGCAATTAGATATAATGATTTATTAAAATTGTGGCAATTAGACAAAAAATACCCTTTAATGACTAATGCAGATAAAATCAAATGGATTCATTTAAGAGAAAATCCATATAAAATAGATGGTTTAGCATTTTTTGATCACGAAATACCAGCTAAAGTACAGGAATTCTTAAATCAATATGCTGATAGAAAGAAAGTATTTGAGTCAATTCTATTAAACAAATTAGAAGGATTTTTTAGCGATTTAGAATGGTCTTTAGATTTAAATCCTTACATTAATTCATTAAATTCCTTTGAAATTTAAAATAAAAGTTGTACCTTACATATTATGATAAACAAAAATTCACTAGAGTCCGTAATTCAAAAATATTATTTAAATGGTTTAAATAACCAAGTTAAATGGAGAATTAAAGATAATACTTTAACAGTATATGCAGGCGTTAAAGGTAGAGCCTGTAAAGTGTTTTTAGATGATTTTAATTTTGCTGATTGTGAATTAGGGATATTTGATACTCATAAATTAAGTAAATTATTATCAATCACTTCAGGTGAATTAATGATTACTACTGAAAAAAATAACCAATTACATAGAAAATTATATTTAGCTGACAATAATTATTCATTAGATTATTCATTAGCTGATCCATTAATAATGGGTAAAGTAACTTGGTATGAAGATGCTGATGAAAATATTGATGTTGAATTAGATGTATCTTCTGATGATATTAGCTATTTAATTAAAGCTAAAAATGCTTTAAATGATGTAGACCAAATGTTAATTCAAACAACAGAAGATTTAGATGGAAGTCCTATTGTTGAGTTTTTATTTGGGGATAAAGAAGGTTTTTCAAATAAAATCACATATCAAATACAAGGTGAAATAAAAGATAAAGATATTCAAATGCCTTTTGATTCTAACGTATTTAAAGACATATTAAGTAGTAACAAAGACATGGATAGTTGTAATATTAAATTATACAAAAAAGGTATGATGAAGATAGAATTTCATGGGGAATTAAGTAACAAAAAATCAAGTAGTATTTATTATATAGCTAGAAACGAATAAATTAAAATTATGAGCAAAATTAAAAAAACAGATAGTAATTCAGATAGTCCTTATGGGCAAATACATTCGAATGAATTTAAAGTAAGTAAAAAACCTGATACTAGATTATGGGTAGTAGATAATTTTTATGAAGATCCAGATGCACTTAGAGCATATGCCTTAAAACAATATTATTTTGATGACCCAGGATACTTAGGTATGCGTACTAGAAAACAACATTTCTTTGATGGTGTAAAAGAGGAATTTGAAAAAATAATGGGTTTAAAAATTACTGGACAAAAAATGTGGGAAGAGTATGGAATGAACGGTAGATTCCAATCAGCAATAGCTGGTACTTCTTTAGTTTATCATTGTGACCAACAATTATGGGCTGGTATGATTTATTTAACACCAAATGCTCCAGTATCTTCAGGAACAAGGTTAATGCAACATAAAGAAACTAAGGTTAGACATAGTCACGACCAAATTAAACAAGAAGATGGTAGTGTGCTTACTATTGATAATGCTTTTAACCAACATACATTTGTTGATCCACATCCTTACGAAAATGTTGATGTAGCAGGTAATGTATATAACAGATTAGTAATATTTGATGCACATTCAATTCATGCAGCTCAAGACTATTTTGGTCATGATATAGAATCAGGAAGATTATGGCAAATGTTTTTCTTTGATGCAGAATAACTTGGAGGGGCGACTTTTCGTTCGTATATTATATGTATAATAAAGTAACATGCAGCTAGGGCGCGTAGTTATGTTTTAATTTAACCGGAAGCTTCGGCTCCACAAAAACAAATGATATGAGTACATTACAACTATTAGAGAGGCACTTAAGTCCTTTCGACATTCTATTTAAGAATCACTTCAATGCTGAGGAGAAATTCGCACCAGCATTAAATTCCAAACAACCACACCCACTTAATATTTTCTATGATGACATAGGACTTCATTTTGAAGTTGCCTGTACTGGGCTAACTAAAAAAGATGTTATCCTTAATATCGAAGGGGATGTTTTAGAAATAACCTATAAAAAATCTGAAGATAAAGGAGATGATTTTGAAGGTTATATTTATCATGGTCTATCTAAAAAATCTTTTGACTTAAGATATAAGATAGCTCCTAAATTTGATTTATCAATTACTGAAGCAGAAATGCTTAATGGTTTATTGACAATCTTTATTCCCTTAGCTGATGAAGCTAAACCAAAGTCTATTAAAATAAAATAAAGGTAATTTAAGAAAAGCGTGTCCTAGCGATGTTTCTTTCGTATATTTACGTAACATAAAATAATAAAAGTTATATGGCAAGAAAAGCTAAAAGTCTAACAAAGATCGAGGATCCACGTTTAGAACCGTATTTTATCACTAAAGATGATAATTGTTACACCGTTAATGAACGGGTTATTCCCAATCAAGATCATTTTAGGTCTAAAGGGAATATCAAAGAGTATGCAAAACCCCAAAGTTATTATGCTGATCTAGGTATGGCGTTGGAGTATATAGCAAAAAACTCTCTACATAATAGAGAAACAAATGACCTAGATCAAATAATCGAGAAATTTAAATTAATAGAAACAAACATTAAAAGTTACACAAATGAAATTAGAAGCACTATTTAACGCGGTTATCGTAAAACCTATTGAAAACGAAGAAGTAAAATACGGGGGAATCATTGTTCCAGATATGGGCAAGGATTTAAACGAAAAGGGGGAAGTTATTGCTGTTGGTCCTGGACAACCGACACAATTTGGAAGTTTTTTAGAAACAATATCAAAAGTAGGAGATATTGTAGTGCTACCAACCCAAGGTTTTACTAAATTAGTATATGATGGAACTGAGTACTTAATTGGACCAGAAAACCAAATACTAGCTAGGGTAAAAAGAGAAATAAAAGTATCTGAAGTATTAGAAGATACAAAGGAAAACTTAACATCAGAGGAAATTAACGATTTAAAATACAACAAATAATGAAAAAAGTAGAATTTGGCTCTGAAGCAAGAGCAAACTTAGTAAAAGGTATTGATATTTTAGCAGATGCTGTAGTTTCAACCTTAGGACCTAATGGTCGTAATGTAGTAATTGGAAGGGGTATTTTAGATGCACCTCAAAGTACTAAAGATGGTGTTACAGTTGCTAAAAATATTGTATTAAAAGAACCTAACCAAGAATTAGGAGTACAATTAGTAAAATGGGCTGCAATTAAAACAGCTGACAAAGCAGGTGATGGTACAACAACATCAACTTTACTAGCTAGAGCAATGGTAAAAGATGGATTAAAAAGTCTTGACCAAGGAGATAATGCAGTGCAGATAAAAAGAGATATTGATAAAGCAATTAAAGAGGTGTTATACACTTTAAATAATGACATATCAGAAGATATTTCAAACGAAGAACAATTAGAACAAATTGCTACTGTATCTGCTAACAACGATGTTGAAGTAGGAAAATTAATTTCAACAGCAATTGATAAAGTTGGATTAAAAGGTGTAGTACATATAGAATCATCTAAAACAGGAGATACTTACATTGAAACTGTTGAAGGTATGCAATTTGACAGAGGTTATAAATCACCTTATTTTGTTACTGATAATAATACAATGACATCAGTATTAGAAAATCCAGCTATATTAATGATAGATGGGAAATTAAATTCAGTAAAAGAGTTATTACCAATTTTAGAAGCAGTAGGTAGCCAAGGAAGATCGTTATTAATTATCGCTGATGATGTTGATAATGAAGCATTAGCTACTTTAATTGTAAACAAAATGAGAGGTACTTTAGCTGTATGTGCTGTTAAATCCCCAGAATTTGGAGATAAAAGAAAGTTAGTATTAGAAGATATAGCTATTACAACAGGAGGTCAGGTATTCAGTAAAGAAAAAGGAATGAAACTTGATAAATTTAGTTGGGAGTGGTTTGGAGAAGCAAGAGTAGTAACCGTTGAAAAAGAACAAACTACAATTGTTGATGGTAAAGGAGAAGTTGAAGCTATTGAAAAAAGAATTGATGAATTACAGGTTCAAATAGATAAAGCAAATACTCCATATGAAGTAGAGCAACTACAAAATAGACTATCTAAATTTACAGGTGGTGTAGCTATAATTCATGTTGGTGGATTTACAGAAACTGAAATGCAAGAAAAGAAAGATAGAATTGATGATTCATTACATGCAACTAAAGCTGCTATCGAAGAAGGTATTGTACCTGGAGGAGGAGCTGCTTTATTATATGCTAGAGAAAGTATTAATGTTAACAACGTTGGTGCTAAAATAGTTTATAATGCTTGTGGTAAACCATTTGAACAAATTTTAATTAATGCAGGTTATTCTCAAACTGATGCTCAACTGTTAGGTAAATACAAATTAGTTGATTCAGGCGATAATAATTGGGCAGGAGTTGATGTTGAATCAGGTGAAGTAATTAACTTTAAAGAAGCAGGTATTATTGATCCAACTAAAGTAACTAGATCAGCATTACAAAATGCAGCATCAGTAGCAGGTACAATTTTATTAACCGAATGTACTATAACTGATGATAAAGATTCAGATGAATTTAAACAAAATGGAAACGGAAACGGAGTTCCACCAGTAAACCCAGGATTTTAATAAGTAAATAAATAACTAAAAAACAATTATGAACAAACAAGAATTATTTGAGGCAATTGAAGAAAATTTCAATACCTTAGTAGCAGAACACAGTGGTACTACTAAAGCATCACAACAGAGAGCAAGAAAAGCAGCAATGAAGATTAAAAATCTAATTTCTCCTTATAAAAAAGCATCTGTAGCAGAATCTAAATAATTTAATTGGGGGAGCTTGTCTCCCCCATTTATTTTTCGTATATTACGGCCATGTCAAAAACAAAAATAACAGAAGAAAATATCTTAATTGCTCGTAGAGTTCCACCAGGAGATAAGTGGAGACTAGTTGCAAATGAACCAGATGGTCCTACACATCCATCTCTAACAAATACTTTAGAGGCTTATATGGTAAAAACAGGATTTAAAGGAGAATATAGATTAGCACCACTTAAAAGTGAACTATTTGCTATATCTACAACAAAAGAAGAAATTAAACCAGAACCAATACAAAAGTATTCCATATATGGAGAGTATTAGAAAAAATAGTTTATTGAATGAAAAGTATAGACCTATCAGTCTAGATACATATGTTGGTAACAAACAGTTAAAAACATCAATATCTAAACAGTTAGATCAAAATGACATTCAAAACTATTTATTTTATGGACCTGCAGGTACTGGTAAAACAACATTATCTAAGATAATAATTAACAATTTAGATTGTGATTATATTTACATTAATGCCTCTGATGAACGTGGTATAGAAACTATTAGAGATAAGGTTTCTAGCTTCGCAATGGTAGCATCATTTAAACCTCTTAAGGTTGTAATACTAGATGAAGCTGATTTTTTAACCATTAACGCACAAGCGTCACTTAGAAACATTATAGAAACATACTCAGTTACAACACGTTTTATTTTAACTTGTAACTTTGTAGAACGTATTATTGATCCATTACAATCCAGGTGTCAAACAATTAAAGTTGTTCCACCAACTAAAAAAGAGGTCGCTGTACATTTAGCTAGTATTTGTGATAAGGAAAGCATAAGTTATGAACCTAAAGCCATTGGTAAAATTGTAAATAAGTTCTATCCGGACTTACGTAAAATGCTTAATACTATTCAAGCAAGCACTATTAAGGACAAGTTAACACTAGATGATTCTTTGCTTGTAAGTACTAGCTATATGACCTCTATTATTGATGAATTAAAAAAACCAAAATCATCATTTACTAAAATTAGACAAATTATTGCTGATGCAAACGTAGATGATTTTGATGAATTATTTAGATTTTTATATGAAAATGCTTCTAAATACATCCCAGGTAAAGAGGGTACAGTTGCTATTTTAGTAAATGAACATTTATATCAAGCTAATTTTAGAATTGATAAAGAAATTAATATAATGAGTTTAATCCAGAATATAATTAATAATAAATAAAGTGAAATTAATCAAAAACAAAGAAAAAATGAAAAATCAAGGAAATCCCGGTGGTCAACAACCTCAAATGAATGTTGACTTAACTACAACAGAAGGACTATTAAATTCAGAAGGTAAAAACATCTTTGAATCAGCAGTCATTCTTAGAAAAATTAGTAAATTTATTACAGGTACTGATAGTGATGCAGTAATGCCAATACCAGTATTTATTGATCCATATACTAAAAAGATAGTAGCAGATGGTATCCCAGTAGAATTAAGAGAAGAATTAGCTGAGGAAAGTATACTATTAACAGGTGGTATCGATTCTAAATAATGAAAAACATTTGGGATTGGTTAAATCAAATCAACTCAATTAAAGCTGACCCTAACTCCTTTTCTAATAAAGATTGGGAGTTATGGAATAGTTACATGGTACATAGATTTTTATCTATGAATCCTGATTTTTTGGATATAGTAAATTTTGTTCAAAAAATAAACCCACAAAATAAAAAAGAAATATACTCTGTTTATAAAGAATACATTCCTAAAAATAAAAAATGGAGTAAATATATTAAATCTAAAGTAAAACAATCAAATAAAGATTTAGTAGAACATTTATCATCATATTGGGAGTGTTCATCAAAAGAAACAAGAGAATACATAGAAATTTTGGATACCGACGAAATAGGTCGTATATTGACGTCAATAGGGTTAAATAAAAAAGAAATTAAAACAATATCAAAATGACAAAAGAATTATACAATATGTTTATGACATCTGCAGAAGCAGATAAAGCTAAGGCACTTTTATCACTAAACTTATTAGGTGATAAAGGAGTTGGTATTGGTGATCATTCAACCGGTGATTATTATAAAAATGCCGAAGAAGCACTCATAATGTTAGTTGACGCTGATGACAGAATTGCTACTTTAAATTTATATTTTGGTCATAATTTAACAAATAAAACACAAGTTAATGGGTAGTTCCATATCTAAATACCACGAAACTATGAGCAGTAGAGAAATTTCGGATGCAAAATCCCCAAAATCAGATATAGCTATCTTTGAAGAAGAATATTCTGAATTATCAAATGAATTTAAAATTATACAAGAGGAAATGTATGAAATGTTTGCTCGTAAACATATGGATTATGGTTTAAATAATATTGCTTTAGGTGGTGATTTAACTAATAAAGATGATAAAAAATTCTCATTAACAGGGTTATGTATCAGACTTACAGACAAAATTTCACGTCTTAAAAATCTATTAATTAATGGTAGATCATTTGTTAAAGGTGAAGGTATGGAAGATACATTTATTGATATTGCTAATTATGGGATAATTGGTCTTTTAGTAGGTCGTGATAAATGGAAAAAATAAAATGGCTAAGAAGAAGTTTGATACAGTTGAACAAGAAAGATATCAGGATAAAGATAAAAGGGTTATAGACTGTTTTACTTTTTATAATGAATTAGATATGCTTGAATTCCGATTAACGGAATTAGACGATGTAGTAGATACTTTTATATTAGTTGAAGCAACCCAAACACATTCGGGAAAACCAAAAGAATTAAATTTCCTAAAAAATAAAAAAAGATTTAAAAAGTGGTTACATAAAATATACTATTATGTAGTAGACGATTTACCTATAGGTGAAGATAGCAAACATGATTGGTTCCGAGAGGAATACCAAAGAAATGCTATAAAAATACCATTAAGCCATTTATCACTAAGTCCCCTTGACATAGTAATACTATCAGATTTAGATGAAATACCTGATACAAATACTATAAAAGAATTTCATAGAACTTCAGTACCTTATGGCTCAATTGGAATGTGTATGGATTGGTATTATTATAATTTAACTACCAGATTAAATACATTAGAGGACCCAATGAAATCTACTAAATGTAAAATATTCCATTATGAAACAATGTTTAAAGATAAATTATCTATGTCTGAAATTAGACATTCAGAATGGTATGCGGTTTTAGAAGGGGGTTGGCACCTTACATTTTTTATGACTGAAGATAAAATAATTGAAAAACTAGAATCTTACGCACACCAAGAATTTAATTTAGATGAAATTAAAGATCCTGAAAAGATTAGGAACTTAATAATCGAAGGAAAAGATATATTCCCTGAAAGGGAAGAAAATAATTATTTTTATCAATTACCAATTAAAGATAACAAATATCTCCCTAAAAACTATAAATTTTGGCTAGAAAAGTCCCGAACATTGTAAAGGAGATAAAGAATAACCCACCTCCTGGAATTAATTTTGCATTCCAGAAGAATATTAGTTATTCCCAAATGTCTATTTTTAGGGGTTGCCCTCATCGTTGGAAACTCCAATACAAGGATAAAATTAAGAGGTTTACATCTTCTATTCATACTGTATTTGGAACTGCAATGCATGAAGTTATTCAACATTATTTAGATGTAATGTTTGAAAATAGTGCTGCATATGCTGATAGATCTATAAACATGGAAGAAAAATTCCAAGAAAGTTTTATAGGTGAATATAATAAGCAATACAAAACAAATAAAAATAGTCACTTTTCGGATGCAACCGAAATGAGAGAATTTTTTGAAGATGGTATTGCCATATTAGAATGGTTTAAGAAAAAACGTAGTCGATACTTTAAGAAAAAAGGCACATATTTAGTAGGTTGTGAAGTACCGATAATAATAGCGCCAAATAAAATGTATAATAACGTATTATACATGGGGTATCTAGATGTCGTAACATACCATGAAGCAACAGAGACATTCAAGATAATCGACATAAAGACAAGTACTAAAGGATGGAACGATTATAACAAAAAAGACGAAAACAAACAATTTCAATTATTATTATACAAACAATACTTTTCAGAACAATATGGTATACCATTAGATAAAATTGAAATTGAATTTTTTATACTTAAACGAAAAGTATTAGATATGGATGACGAAAAGTTAATGTCACCTTATCAAGCATATAGAGTGCAACAGTTTACTCCTCCTAGCGGAAAAATTAAATTAGGTAGGGCGAGGAACGCAATTGAAGATTTTATACATGAATGTTTTAATTCTAGTGGAGATATAAAAGATGTTATTTACCCTAAAACACCATCAAAATGGACCTGTAATTTTTGCCCTTATAAGGAAGAAAAAGAATTATGTGGAGCGGGTTTAGACTTTTTGTAAATTAGAGGAATATTCATATACGTATAGACAAATATAACGTTATTAAAAATTAAATTATGGCAAACCCAAACAAAATGACACTAACGAGTGTTAAAGTTCAAGCAGACCTGTTTGAAAATTTTAAAATTGAATGTGTGAAACGAAAATTCTCATTCCAAAAACTAGCAGATAGATCTATTTATCTATACCTTACAAACGAAGATTTTAGAAAACAAATTACAAGTCAAACAAATATCGAACTATAAAAATTAAAATTAGATGAATAAAAGTTTTGAATATCTTCCTAAAGATAAAAGGAAGAAAATATTATTAATCACAGATGATATTAGGGTACATTCAGGTGTAGCAACAGTAGGTAAAGAAATTGTAATACATACAGCTCACCGTTATAATTGGTGCCAAATTGCAGGTTCTATTAAACATCCTGAAAAAGGTAAGGCATTAGATATGAGTGCAGATGTAAGTAAATTTGCTGGGATTGAAGATGCTTCATGTTTTTTATATCCTGTAGATGGATATGGTGACTCAAATCTATTTAGACAGATAGTAGCAAGAGAAAAACCAGATGCAATACTACTTATTACGGATCCAAGATATTTTCAACATATATTTAAAATGGAAGGTGAAATTAGGAAAACAATTCCAATTACTTATTTAAATATTTGGGATGATTTACCTGCTCCACTTTATAATAAACCATTTTATCAATCATGTGATTTATTAATGGGTATATCTAAACAAACCGTTTTCATCAATAAAACAGTATTAGGTGATGATATTGAAGATAGAATTTGTAACTATGTTCCTCATGGTTTAAATTCAGATGTGTTTAGACCTATAACAGAATTAGATAAAGATTATGGTAAATACCTAGAATTTAAAAATAAAGTACAAGGTAATGCCGATATTGATTTTACATTATTCTTTAATTCAAGAAACATAAGGAGGAAACAAATACCTGATAGTATGTTAGCTTTTAGAGGATTATTAGACTCTTTACCATTAGAAAAGGCTTTAAAATGTAGATTTATTTTACATACTGAACCTTCATCAGAACATGGTACCAATTTAGTTAAAGTTGCTGAACTATTATTTGATGAAAAATATAAAGAGTGTATTATATTTTCAACTGCTAAATTACCACCACATGAATTAAATTATTTATATAACATAGCTGATGCTCAAATATTATTAACATCAAATGAAGGTTGGGGATTAACACTTACTGAAGCTATACTATCAGGTACTCCAATTATAGCTAATGCAACGGGTGGTATGCAAGATCAAATGAGATTTGTTGATGATAATGGGGAATGGTTTACACCAAGTGCTGATGTGCCTTCTAATCATAGAGGTACTTATAAAGAACATGGTGAATGGGCATTTCCAGTTTATCCAACAAGTAGATCAATGCAAGGTTCTCCTCCAACACCTTACATTTATGATGATAGGTGTGCATGGGAAGATGCAACTGAAAGGATAATAGAACTTTATAACATGGACCCTAAAGAAAGAAAAGAAAGAGGTTATAAAGGAAGGAAATGGGCAGTTAGTGATGAAGCTGGGTTTACACATAAACACCAAGCTAGTAGGTTTTTAACTTCTATGGATGAATTATTTTCAACATGGAAACCAAAAACAGGAAACCATATTATCAATACTAATGAATATAAAGGTAAATTTTTAAACCATAAATTAATATACTAATGAGCAAACCAAGTTTTTATATAAGTTCCCCATTTGACACTTACAGTGGTTATGGAGCAAGATCTAGAGATATAATTAAAGCAATTATAGAACTAGATAAATATGATGTTAAGTTATTAAGTCAAAGATGGGGTGACTGTACCTTAGGATTTTGTAACGCACATCCTAAATTTGATAGTTTAGCTAAATTACAAGTACCCAATATACCTAAAGGTACAACCGCTGATATTTGGATGCAAATTACAATTCCAAGTGAATTCCAAGCCGTAGGAAAATATAACATTGGATGTACAGCTGGTATTGAAAGTACAGGTTGTGATGGAACATGGGTTGAAGGTTTAAATAGAATGAACATGAATTGGGTTTCATCTAAACATAGTAAGAAAGTATTTGAAGATGTTGTATTTGATAAAAGAGATAAACAAACTAACGAAATAACAGGAAAAGTTAAATCTACTAAACCTATACACGTTGTATTTGAAGGTGCGGATTTAGATGTTTACAAACATTTACCAGCTAATGAAGTAAAATTAGATTTAAGTGAAATTAAAGAACAATTTTGTTATTTATTTGTTGGTATGTGGATGCCAGGTGATTTAGGTCATGATAGAAAAAATATAGGTCAAACTATTAAAGTATTTTTTGAAACATTTAAAAATAGAAAAAGCCCACCAGCCTTAATTTTAAAAACATCTGAAGGTGTAGAAAATTATATAAGTAGAGATAGTATTCTAGAAAAAATAAAAGGTATACGAAATCAAATTAAAGGGGCTAAGACATTACCCAATGTTTATTTATTAAATGGAGATTTTAGTAATTCTGAAATGAATGAGTTATATAACCACCCTAAAGTAAAAGCAATGGTTAGTTTTACTAAGGGAGAAGGTTTTGGTAGACCATTATTAGAATTTGGATTATCTAAAAAACCTATTATAGCTTCTAATTGGTCTGGACATTTGGATTTTTTAAATCCTGATTATACTGTTTTAATACCTGGGAAATTAGAACCAGTACATCAAAGTGCTGCTAATAGATGGTTATTACCTCAAACATCATGGTTTTCACCTGATATAATGCAAATGAATAGAGTATTTAAAAATGTATATGAAAAATATAAATCATTAACAGGTAAAGCTAAACAACAAGGTTATTATGTTAAAACCAATTTTAGTTTTGATCATATGAAAGAGTTAGTAGATAATATTTTAGATGCAAATATACCTAAATTTCCTAAAAAAATGGATTTAGCAATGCCTGAAGATATTAAATTTAATACTGACGTAAAACTACCTAAAATAAAATAATATGAAATACGATGAAATAGTAGATTGCCCCAAATCAGGTGGTGATTTATGTTATAGAATAGAAGTAAATGGAGATATAACCAACTATATGAGTTTATCATGTGGTTTCTGGACTAATACTCTTATGAAAGAGGGAACAGAATTTTATAAAGAACAGGTATTAACTTTACCTGAAATTTATAAAGATTTAGCTTGGACAGACCCAAAAACAGACCTTATTTGGTTACCTAATACAATTAATATCCCAGAACAAGGAATGTTATTTGCTTCAGGGCCAGACAAAGATAATTGGTCTTGGGGAGCTGTAAAGTCAATAGAAGTATCTGAAGAAGATAAAGAAAAATATAAGGGGCAATCATATAGAGCAGATATGTCTACCATAAAATATTTTAAAGAACGTGATTACCTAGATGCTCTTTCGTATATTGGAATATTACCAGAATAGATATGAAGATAAGTTATGCAATAACAGTTTGTAATGAATTAGATGAAATAACTCGTTTATTAAATTTTCTTATAAAGGCAAAACGTAAAGAAGATGAAATCGTTATTTTATTTGATAAGAAAAAGGGTACACCTGAAGTATGGCAACGTGTTAGTGAATTAAAAGGTGATGATTGTTGTAGTTATTATGCAAAAACATTTAAACATCATTTTGCAGATTGGAAAAATGAACTAACTAAATTATGTAGTGGTGACTATATATTTCAAATTGATGCTGATGAGTTACCTCATAAAATATTAATTGAGAAATTACCTTCAATACTTGAAGGAAACCCAGATAATGAAGTTTATTTAGTACCTAGAGTAAATAAGGTTTCAGGTTTAACTGAGGAACATATTGAAAAATGGGGATGGAAGGTAGATTCTCAAGATAGAGTCAATTGGCCTGATTATCAATGGCGTATTTGGAAAAATAAACCTAATATTAAATGGGTTAATAAGGTACATGAAAAACTAGAAGGTTTTGAAACATATGCTTTACTACCAGGTATGCCTGAATTAGCTTTATACCATCCTAAAACTATAACAAAACAAGAAGAACAAAATAACTATTATAATACTTTATAGGCATGGAAGTTTTAAGATATGACTTACTAAATTATTTAATTGATGAGTATAATTACCAAGATTATTTAGAAATTGGGGTTGGACAAGGCGATTGTCTTAG